ATACAGAGCAACCCTCGCGGGAGCCCGGCCCCATGATACCGCACGGTTGTTCACTTCCTAATCAGTATGCACGCTCGCCTGATTTCCGAGACGGCCGCTGTGTCCATGGTAACGGCCGGCTCTCGTGCGAAGTCTGCGCCATTCAGGACGGCCGCGTATGAGCCGCGTCATGGTGCTCGGCGATTTGTACAGCGGCATTGCATTGCCGCCCACGCTATACGGGCCATACGGTCAATATTCCACGGGTTGGTCGTCGCGCGAGGGACGCACTGGATTTGATACTGTTGTGCCAGGAATGCCGCCCGCGCTCGTTCTTGGATTCAAACTCTGCTCGCGCGGCAATGATACGTGCCCGGCGGATTGCTGCACATGAACAGACTTGCCAGCATTGTCAATTGGGCAGCCATCGTGTCGTTTCCTCTGCTGTTGTGGCTAATGTTCCGATGATTCGTCACATGCCCCGCAAGGACCGAACCGAGGCGCAAGAGGTCGAGATTATGCGCCGCTGGATTTACCGCTCGTTCGCGCGTGAGCTTCAAAAATGGTTCATGGCCTACGCCCCGCAGCGCATCCCTCAGAACCAGACAAGCTATGCTCAAATTCTCGCCATCTGTCACAACGTCCTCGTAAGCCGTTGGACTGACCCGGCATGGACGATTGAGGTTCGAGAGCCTGACGCCATCGCCAAGGCGCAGCGGCGCGGCCCTACGGTCATCCTCAAGTACAAGGGAGAGCCGGTATGATTTCCGCCCGCGGCCTGCAAGGTGACATGCATCACGCTTTTGAGTGGGCATCGCGGCCGAGCGACGCAGTGTTAGAATATGTGACGGGCATCACTCAAGAGCGACGCGGAACCGTCGATAATAGAACCCATGAACAAGACATTCAATCCGCTCGCCACTCAGCCGATGCCGACACGCGCTCGTCTGCAACGTGTTCGGGAAGCTCTACGCATGGTCCCGTCCTTCCCCCCGCGCCACGGCGATACCGGGGTTTACGCGGCTCTGCCAATGTTCCTTAAGAGGCAAGCCGAATGAACGCCCTATTGCTCGTGTTCTCATGCTACTTCGTGCAGATGCCCGGCATGACGCCGCCGTCAGCCGAATGCGTGGCGTACCGTGAGGAGGCCGAGGACTACTTGGCGAAATCGCACCAATCTTGCGCAGCGGTCGTGTACATCACGCAGCAAGGCAAGCGCGAGCACGTCCGATGCCGCGGGTACGACGGCGCGACGCTCGACTACGTTTCCGACGACAGTGGCAATTTGAAATTCACGAGGTAACGACCATGCATGTGTTCCTACTCATTCTCACCATAGCCGGCCAGCCTGAGCGGGTCGCGGCCATCTGCGAGACGTACAAGCAGTGCAGCGACGCGGGCGCGCAAGCCTCCGTGCTGTTCCAAGCTCAGTTCAATCGGCCGCCCTCGGATTTCTCGTACCGTGTGGTGCCCGGCCTCATCCTAGAAACGCCAACGGACAAGGGCTCGACGACATGAGCCGGTTTCAGGTACGGGGCGGCGGTGTAATCTTTTGGGTCGAGGATATTGACAGAGCCCCTTGGGAACGGCATTCGCAATTTTATTCAACCTTGGCCGCCGCGATGGTCGTGCGCAATTGGCTACACGAGCGCGAGTTGGGATATCCGACATGCGCGCAGTTCGAGGACGGCGCTAACTGGCCGCGCATGCTTAAATTCAGCGATGAGGAGGGCGCGACGTGGCGCACGAGAACGGTTCGAGCCGATGCTTACGATTGGACGAAAGGAAGTGCGGGCGGGCGAGATTGACGGCCGGGCGCGGGAGCCACCACGGCGGGAGTCAACGCCAACCCCCGCGCCCACCGTGCCGCTTGGGGGAATGCGACCGACCGAGGGCTATGCTACGCGGCTGGCGGCGGGGGTGCAAGCGCGGGAGTGTGCGCAGGGTAAACGGTCAACACCGCTAGGCCCTTGTGGTCGCGCGCGTACTGTTTCGCGAGGGCACCGGCTGCGTGAATGTCGGCCGCATTGACCGTCTGCGTTGCCTCTTGGACGTAAGTGACAGTGAACGCCGGCACTACTTGCTACCTAACGCCTTGAGCCGTTCGGCAGTCTTGGCCGCCAAATCCATCACCGTCTCGGGCAACAGCGACCGTATGGCGTCTGCGTGGCTCACGTATGCATCGTGCATCGCTTGCAACGTAGCGACCGGCACAAGTATGTGCGTGGGCGGCGCTGAGGATTTGGGCGTTGCCGGCGTACTGGTTGAGGGCGCACTAACTTGGGCCGGCGGCGAGGCGGGCGTTGTATCAGTGGACGGCTCGACGAGGGCCGGCGAACTCTTTGCGACCTCGGCCGCTCGCTCAGCGCGCGCAGTATCGAGGGGTTTGGCAGGCTTGGCGCCGCCCGGGGTGAATGCCGGGGGGCTTGCTTGTCGCAACGTGAGTTGCAGTACGTGCCATGCCATTGAGCTTTGAATGGGTCGGTTCCATGCCTGCCTCAGATTTGATGCCCGCTTACAGCCATCGGGCCGAAAATTAGACTCGTTGATGCCGGCGCCATGCGTACATGTCGTTTAGCCGGCATTGCTCGCGAGTGGGCGTAACTCTACATCGCGGCTCGTATCATCGTCAAGCGCGCGCCCACGTTATCGAGTGACGACTTACGGGGCGCCAGTGCCATCAATGCCGCGTCCGCCAAATCAGGGCTCGCCTCGTCGTCCGGGTTCTTGTCAATCTGAATTTTGCCCGACAATGTTTCCTTGGTTGACGCCTGCGACAACTGCACGCGCAGCAAGTCCGCCAACGGACAGTCACGCGCGATGCCTGCCACCAAGCTCGGCTCGTATCGTTCACCATGTCGGGCCTTCCATGCATGGAATGCACCGAGCCGGCCGTTGTACCAAGTCTGCGCCTTGCGATTTAGGAACAAGTCCTTTGCCTTGCGCTTCGTGCCCGGCACCACGCGCTCGGGATATAGCACGGCCTCTGAGCCGCGGTACGGGCGCGCCTGAATTTGGCCGTGCTGGAAAAACTCGCCCGGTGTTGGGTTATGTAATGCGCCCTGTTTCTCAGCACGGGCCTCGTTGATGAGTCGCGCGTCAGAATGCACCGCTGCGCCGCCCAAGCCATCGGCATCATAGTCGAACGACGTAAGCCCGTGAACTTCGCACAATCGCATTGAGCGCTGCACGCTGTAGCCCGTGTCCGAGCCCTTGCCCGACCATTGCTCGGCGAACACGATAAGCCGACCCTCGACAACGCAATAGGCGTTCAAGTCTATGCCGCGGTCTGCAATGTCGAGCGCTGCACGCTTCAATCCCTCGCGCACACTCGGCACAATTTCGTCAATACCAATCATCGCCTCGACCCACTGCGAGGGAATGCACACGCCCTCGCGGCTCGCGTTGAAATCGCAGTCAATTTCCTGCTTAAGCGTGACCTCATCTAGTTCGAGTGCCATTTGGTCGTACCACGCCTGCGATTTGCGTGGGTCATCTCGCCACGTGAACAAGAACCGCTCGATATGCGGATTGTGGGCGCGCTGATAAAACGAATTGGCCGGACCGTTCACGCTCGACATGTCGATACGGCATTTAGTGTTGGCGCTTAAGTTTTTGTCGATTATCTTGGGATGCTCAAAGTGGGCGCTCTCATCCACGATGTACAGCGCTGAGCGTCCCCCGCGGCCTGCTTGGTCGCCAGCCTCACCCGTGATTGACGAGCCCGTCAACGGGAAGCTCACGCGCTTGTCGGCCGAGCACGTGTCAACGTTGAACCCGCCATTGAACTCGGGCGGCAAGTGCTCCAAGAACGAGCGGATTTTATAGAACAGCGTGTCAGGGTCTCCCGTGCGGTCAATCTTGATTTCCACCGCTGAGCCAACGCCAGCCTTGAACCCTTGGCGGAATATACATAGCGTGCAGAGAAGCGCCATGGCTACCCACGAGGCGCCCACGTCTCGCGACTTGACGACGACGCCCGGCTTGTTGCGCAACCAACAACGATCAATCATCCATGCAATCATGTCGCGCTGCTTGGGGAACAACTCGAACGCCATGACCGGATTTTTGCCCTCGCTGATTAGGCGCGGGTCGATGGTATAGCCCCAATCATTGATGAAATCCGCGAACGTGGCCGAACCCGTGCCATAGTAACGCTTGACCCATGCGATTTTGTCGGCCGCCTTAAGCGTGGGCTCATCCCGACGCAACCATTCCAATCGCTCCTCTCGGCTATGCATCGCCTCAGCCATCGGCCCAAATTGCTCGCGTAGTTCAAGCCGGCGCGCGACGTAGGCCGCCACGTTTTGTTGCTCCTCTCGCGGCAACGTTTGCCATAACACAGCCCTCTCAGCATCCGCCGCAAGCAGTCTGTCAAACATAACGCGAGCCTTGCTAGGTCGCTTCATGGCTTGGTACGCACGCTCAGCTATTTGGGCTGACGTGGGCGTCAAGGCAAGTTCTTGCGCGCCTGAGCGCTGCGTTATGTTGCCTATAACTTCGCTCATGGCTGCGGCCCGAATGCATCGAACAGCGCCAAGGCTTGCTCGGGGCTCGCATCGCGTGCAGCTTGTACGGCAACGTTCGCATTGAGGTTCATGCTGCGTGAGATGTACACCGACTGCATTTTGTTGAGCATGTCGGCAGCCTGCATTTGGTCGTGTATCTCGACCTTGATGACGCCCTTTTCGTTCTCGCTCGCCGTCTTGAACAGCGCGCGGCTCGCGGGCGATAGTTCCTCAGTGGGCGTCAGCACGACGCGCCGATAGCCAGCCCCGTCGCATTGTGGACATCCGGGCTGAGGCTGCGCCACATCGGGCGCCTGTGGCCGGTCCTCTTGAAATGGCGTACCTTCCCGTGTGGCGAAGTAATCAACCCACGCCTGCGCAATCGCCTTGTCCGTCCAACACACATTGCAGGGCACACGCACGACGCGGGTAAGCTCAGCCGGGTTGCCGGCAATGATGAGCCGCAGCCACGCCATGCGCTTCGCAATTTCAGCGACGGGCTCTTGGTCAACCTTCGCCTGTAGCTCGGCTACGCGGCGCACGACGGCCGGATGATGAGCGAGGGCATGAATGGATGAACCCCGCCCTTGTGCCGTGCTGTGGCGCCCGTCTAGGCCGGCTGCGCGATACGCCTCAGCATAGCTCACCCCTTTCGCCAATTCGCGCGCGAACGCCTCTTGCCGGGCGGTCAGACGGGGTGTGGGCTCAGGCACATTTGTACGGTCAATTGTCATAATCTAAAAACTAACTTAATTTGAGTCGCCTTGCAAGCCACGTCTCAGCCCACGAAACTCGGGACTATACTTTCGCGCGCATATTCTTTCCATAAGTTCCCTTTTTAGAATTTAGATATAATAGAATAGTATGTAACAGTATTGACAATCTAATATCTAACTAGTACAAAAGGGGAATTGTAATAGAGATTGGCGCGCGAGCTTATGCCTAACTTCAAGATGATTAGCCGAACCGATGCGCAGGCGCAGGGCAGGCCACGCTATTTCGAGGGCGAGGTATGTCACCGGGGCCATCGGGCACAGCGTTTCACATCCACGGGGCGTTGCATTAGCTGCGCAGCCGGCAAGCCCGCCCGCCGCTTACCTGACGATTATGTGCCAGAATAGGAGAGACCGCATGGAACCTGAGATTATCTCGCGCCGCGAAGCCATCGCCCGAGGGCTGGCTAAATTCTACACGGGCGAACCTTGCAAGCACGGCCACACGACTGAGCGCTACACGTGCAACGGCGGGTGCATCGGTTGCCTCAAGGTATTCATCCCCAAGCGTAACGGACAGACCGCTGTCGCCAAGGGCATACAGCATTGGCCGCCAAACGCCTTTACCTTCCTCGAAAACGGCAATCTTGTGAGCCGCGACGACGCGGAAATGACGTTCCGGTACATGATGGCTGAGGAGTGGCATATGCACGCTCTTACCCAATTGCGGGCCAATCCGGCGCTCGCTGCCAAATATGGCCGGCCGGTCATGACCGCCGCCGGTATCAAGCACGGGCATAAAGCACTCCGCGAGGCAATGCGCAACCTCTCGTCCGAGGAAATCGTCCATGTGCTGGCCCAAAAGACGGGCGCGACCAAAACTTAATCCGCACTGTCGCATCGCAATATTAGCTATGCTTTCCTCACTAACCCGAGGACCGCGCTGCGTGCGCGAATGAGGCTGCCATGTTCCACAAACCGATTTGCAATTGCCCGTGTGACTGCGCGGAATGGATGTACAACGGCCTAGACAGCGAGGGGGAGTACACCAACGAGGGCGACCCCGAGGCCGCTGAGTAGGCTTGACGGCAGCGTCAGGCGTGATACTCTGCGCTCACCACGTAGGAGCCTGATCTATGTCCGAACCCGCACGCCTCACGGCTGACATTCTCGCTGAGGTTATGAGTGTCAACCGTCGTGAAGCTCGCGCAATGCGAAAATGGCGCAATCGCCGCCGGTATCAGCGCATGTATGCCCGAGGGCAACGCTAATGTGGCCCGTCGTTCGCGCACTCATCCTCACCCTCATCGTCTGCATATGCGTGCCGTTCCTCGCGGTGCGGGCGATATACCAAACGTTCCGAGAGGGCTGACATGCTGCGTTGGGTTGGTCTCGTGCTCACACTCATCGGCGAATACGGCGCCGCGTGCGTCTGTTTCATCCTGCATTGGCTGTTCGAGGCTGACTAATGTTCGCAATCATCATCCGATGTCCAACGCACCCGAGCTATGAGGCGCGCACTACGCCGAGCGCGTGCAAACTCTGCCGGCTGGCGTTCTCAGTGCGCAACGAAATGAACAAGGTGTTGAGCACGCCACAGGACGAGTGCACCGACCCCAATGAGTTAATCATTCACTCAGTCGAGGAGCGAAAATGCACCCGCTAGGTTGGGCAATCATCGCGGGCGCTGTCGCCTGTGTTGCAGTCTGCAATGGTCGATGGGATACCGCGTGCATCGCTGTGTGCTGGTTCGTCGCCGAATGCCAGCGCATCCGCACATGGTAAAGCGCGCAGTAACGGAAATCGTCCGTGTCACTCGCCCCATTAACCCGGTCCTCGTTCGCTGCCCGGATGGCCGCGAGGGCGTGTTACATGCAGCCATGGGAGCGCAGGCTATTGTGGGCTTTGGCGAGTGCTCGCGCTTCGTCTATCCCTATCCGCTCATCACGTTATTGTTCAATGGCGCGAACTGTGATGTGCGTCACTGACGCCCACGTCAATCGCCCTCAGAATGCGTCCCATGAGCAAGCGCAACAAGGTAGGCCGTAACCCATACGGCAACACGAAACGCCGCAAGGCCGCTTTCGCATGGATGGCTGCCCAAGGCATCACGCAGCCCCGCCCGTTGTACCCTATGGTTCGGCTCGCTGACATTGGCGTTAAGGTCACGGTAGGGCCGCTGAGCACGTCCAAGGCCCTCAATCTTCGCACCGCACGGTTAGTGTCATGAGCCCGCGAACGCCGTTTACAGTCACGCAGGCGACGTACAACCGCCGCATATTGCAAGAGCAAGCCGAGCGCCATGGGCGCATGCTTGGTCACATTCTCGCAATCGAAATCATCGGTTTCGCCTTTATCATCGCATTGGAGTTGATCCGTCTATGAAGCCCAACCGCCTCCCACAATTGTCGGTCATGTCCGCTATGCTCGCGCTCCTCGTCAGTGGCGAGGCACGCTTGGAGTACGGGCCGACAACCCG